CGCCTGTTAACAAGTAGGATTTTATGGCAAAAATGAGATTATTTAAGTTTTGGAACGCAGATGGCGTTGAAAAAGAAAAAGAAGATATCAGTTTAAAGAAAGCAACAAGAGCTGTTCAAGGTGATTTTAAGGATAAAATGATTAGTGTCGAATATATCAGTAAAAAAGGTAAGCAGATGTGTCATTCTATAATTATACCAATTGGTAGAAAATTAAGACAATCAATTTTACAAGAAAAACAAAGATTAGCACTAAAAGCAAAATTGGCTAGATAGATGATAGGTAAGTTTACTATTCTTAAAGATAAAAGAGTATTAAAGTTTACAAACTTTGATGATATACCATCTACTTTTCAAAATGTAATTTCTTTTGAACCTGATTATCCAGAACCACCTCATACAGAGGAACAACATGAAGAAATGTCAACATATCAATCTAAATTACAGGAGTTATTAAATCGTGCCAGCGGTAACTAGAATAGGTGACGCAGATGTGGCTCATTGTTCAGGAATGACAAGAGCGGCTGGGTCAAGCAATGTATTTGTGAATGGTATTGGTGTATCACGACAAGGTGATAATAACACAGGTCATTTATTACCAGGTGTGCCTTGTCCTAGTCATGCAGCTCCAATAGCTTCAGGTTCTTCAACTGTATTTGTAAATAGTAAAGGTTGTGGTAGAGTTGGCGACGGAATATCAGGCTGTACAAGTGTAGCTGCTGGTTCTCCAAATGTTTTCTCAGGTTAATTTAAAAAACTGTTATAAATATTAGTGATATGGCAAACTATGACGCTTCAAACACAAATTTAAGTAAAAAAGCGGTAAGGACTTATAAAGACCTTGACCTCGATTTTACACGACATCCTGTAACTAATGATGTTGTAAAAATAGAAGATGTAAACGCTGTAAAGCGAAGTGTTAGAAATTTAGTTAACACACAATTTTATGAAAGACCTTTTCATCCAGAGTTAGGATGTGGTGTAAGAGATTTACTATTTGAAAACTATACACCAATGACAGGTATATTCATAAGAAGAAAAATTGAAGAAGTATTGGTCAATTATGAACCAAGAGCAAAGATATCTTCAATAGTTGTTAACGAAGAAGAAGATAGAAACGGTATTAAAGTAGAAGTAAACTTTTATGTTTTAAATCTACCAAATCCTGTTACAGTCACAACAACACTACAGAGAATTAGGTAATTAAATGGCTTCAAATAAACTTACAGTATCAGAATTAGATTTTGATAATATAAAAACAAATTTAAAATCTTTTTTACAAGGACAGTCTGAATTTCAAGATTATGATTTTGAAGGCTCTGGTTTTGCCGTTCTTTTAGATGTTCTATCTTACAATACACACTATCTAGGTTTTAATGCTAATATGTTAGCAAATGAAATGTACCTAGATTCAGCAGACATAAGAAAAAATATAGTTTCAATAGCAAAGATGATTGGTTACACACCAACATCATGTAGAGCTTCTAACTCAGAGTTAACAGTTAAAGTAAATAATGTTCCTAGTACAACAACTTCCGTTACAATGGATAAGGGTACAGTTTTTACTTCATCAATAGACGGAACAAGTTATCAATTTGTAACAAATCAATCATACACTATTCAACCTGATTCTGGTGTTTTTCAGTTCACAGGAGTTAAAGCATACGAAGGTACTTTAGTAACTTTTAAATACACAAAAGATAATACTGACCCCGACCAAAGATTTATTTTAACAAACAATAATATAGATACTTCAACATTAAAAGTATCTGTACAAAATTCAGCTTCTGATAGTACGACAGAGGTTTATTCACTTGCAACTGGTTATGGCGATTTAACAGGAACATCTAAAGTTTACTTCTTACAAGAAGCCGAAGACGGCAAGTTTGAAGTTTATTTTGGTGATGGTTTATTAGGTAAAAAATTATCAGATGGTAACATTATTATATTTGAATATATTGTAACAAACAAAACAGAAGCTAACGGTGCAAGTTCATTTGCTTTATCTGGTGACATTGACGGTTTTTCAAATGTTACAATTACAACTACATCAATTGCAGCTAATGGTTCAGAAGCACAAACAAAAGAATCAATTAGATATAATGCGCCTTTACAATATACAGCTCAAGACAGAGCAGTTACTTCTAAAGATTATGAAACAATTGTTAAATCAGTTTATCCAAATGCTCAATCAGTAAGTGCATGGGGTGGAGAAGATGATGAAACACCACAATACGGTGTTGTTAAAATTGCAATTAAACCTATTTCAGGTTCTACACTTACAACATCTACTAAAGAAACTATAAAAAACCAATTAAAGAAATTTAATGTAGTATCAGTTAGACCAGAAATTGTTGACCCGGAAACTACAAGTATATTGTTAACTTCAAATGTAAAATACAATGAACAAACAACTGCTAAAACAGCAGACACACTAAAAGCTAATGTGTTAGCAACATTAACAAATTATAATACAAATACATTAAATCAGTTTGATGGTGTATTCAGATATTCAAAAATTATAGGTTTAATAGATAATACAGATACAAGTATTGTTTCAAACATTACAACACTAAAAATTAGAAAAGAATTTACAGCTACTTTAAATGTATCAACAAGATATGATGTTTATTTTAGAAACGCATTATATAATCCTCATTCAGGTCATAATAGTTCAGCTGGTGGTATTTTAACCTCTACAGGTTTTAAAATTGATGGTGACGCAGATACTATATTCTTCTTAGATGATGACGGTCAAGGAGTTGTTAGACGATATAGTTTATCAGGTTCAACAAGAGTTTATGGTAATAGTTCACAAGGTACAATTGATTACACTACAGGTCAAGTAACAATTAATTCTTTAAATGTATCAGTAGTAGAAAATATTAGAGGTTCAGCGTCAAGTGTTATTGAATTAACGGTTGTACCAGCTTCGAATGATGTTGTACCAGTAAGAGACCAAATTTTAAATATAGATACGGCTAACTCAACAATAACGGTTGAAGCGGACACCTTTGTAGGTGGTTCTGCTGACGCAGGTGTAGGTTATACGACAACAAGTAGTTATTAAGGATTTAGTAAATGGCAAAATTTACTGACAAAATATCCAATCTTTTAAACAGTCAGATTCCAGAATTTGTTATATCTGACCACCCTAAGTTTGTTGAATTTTTAAAAGCTTATTATACTTTTTTAGAATCAGCAGAAATCTCCGTAACAAGTGTACAATCTACAGATGGTCTTAGACTTGAATCAGAAATTAATACTGATAATAGTACACTTCTTTTAGACGCTTCAAGATTAGATACAGATAGAACACAATTAGATACTGGCGATAAAGTTATCTTAGAAAGTTCTACTTTTGGAAAGTTTACTAGAGGAGAAACTATAACAGGTCAAACCTCAAAAGCAACATCCGTTATATTAAAGGAAGAATTATCGAATGGCAAGCTTTATATTTCAGCACAAAACAAATTTATTGAAGGTGAAATATTAGTCGGTGCTAATTCAAATGCTCAAGCAGTTTTAGGTGATTACAAAGCCAATCCGGTAAATAACATACAAGAATTATTAAACTTTAGGGACCCGGATAAAGTTGTTTCTAATTTCTTAACTAAATTTAGAAATGAATTTTTAAATACTATTCCTGAAAACTTAGACGCAAATCTTGATAAGAGAAATTTAATAAAAAATATTAAATCTGTTTACAGAGCAAAAGGTACAAGTAAAGGTCATCAAATATTCTTTAGAATGTTATTTGGTCTTACCTCAGAAACAATTTATCCTAGAGAAAATATGTTGCGTGTATCTGATGGTAAATGGACAACAAACAAAGTATTACGAACAATACAAACAATAAATTTAACTGGCGATACATCTTTACTAATTGGTCGTTCAATTACAGGTCAAACATCTGGTGCAACAGCATTAGTAGAAGCAGTATCTAAGTTTCAAATAGGTGCAAACGAAGTAACAGAGTTTACTTTAAATGAAGCTACTATTGTTGGTACTTTTATAACAGGTGAAGAATTAAGAGGTACAGAATCAGATACAGCTGCCTCATTTATTAAAGCAAAAACAACAGGTATACCTGGAACAATCACAATTTCAAATGACGGTATCTATAGTAATGAAAACGATAATGTTACTATAACTGGTGGCGGTACAGATTCATTAATTACAGTAGAGGCTGTAGGTAATGGTGGCATAACTGATTTTATTATTGATAATGGTGGTACAGGTTATGCTATCGGAGATAATTTAGTTTTTAATAATGCAAATACAAGTGGCGGTGGCGCAACAGCGGCTGTATCTCTTATAAATGGCGGACTTCAAGTTGAGGGCACAACAGAAAGTCATATTATATTAGAAGACCAAACAGTTATTGGTGACCCCTATACAGGTAATAAAGTTGTACAAGAAAGCGGAACAGGTAATGGCGAAATCACAGATATACGAATTATTAATCCTGGTTCAAACTATGTAAAATCACCTTTAGTTACAATTTCATCAACTGGTGGAGAAAATGCTTCTGTGTTTGCTCATGGTGATGAAATAGGAAAAGTTTTAGGTTTAAAGATTGTTGAACCTGGTGCTGAATATAATCAGTCGCCATCTCCACCAACTTTATCTATTCCTGGTTATATGATATTAAAAGATATATCAGGTTCTTTTGTTGCAGACTTAGGTATTACCTCAGTTGATAGTTCAAGTTCAGCTATCACAGCAACATCTGGTACATTTGATTCAACAAGACAACTTTTAAAATTTACAGGAGCTTCAGGCACATTTCAAGTAGGTAGAGAAGTAACATTAAGTAATGGTGCTACTGCTACAATTGCAAAAGTAGACCAAGCTACAGCAACAGTAAATGTTGTTGCAATTGCTGATACGGCAGGTACTTTTGTAAATCAAGACGGTCATATTTCAGATGACGCAATGAGAATACAAGATAGTTTATACTATCAAGATTTTTCTTATGTTATTAAAGTTGGTCGTGTTATTAATGACTGGAGAGATTCATTTAAAAAGACAATGCACACTTCAGGTTTTTATTTTACAGGTCAAGTTAATATAGAAAGTAGAATTAGTGCTCAGATATCACATCCAGTTGACGGTATTATATCAGGCATTTCAGAAAGTCCAATCTTTGGTGTTATCAATACTTTATTCTCAACTATATTTGGTAGAAGACTTGGAACAACAGATGATGGTACATCTCAAAGAGCAAATGCTACTCATGGTGTTGACCCAGACTTTGACGATAGCACAAGTGAACACTTTACACCAAATACAAGAGATATAACTTTAAGAAGAACATATACAATTCTATTAAGTCAAAGAAGTACGCTATATAATATTACATCAAGAGGTGCTAGTTATCTACGAGGTTTTGCATATGGTGGACCTACAATGAAAAGTTTAGATATTTACACAAATCCTTTTAGTGCAAGTAATATGTATTCAGGAACACATACGAAGGCTCAAACTACATCAATTGCTGGTAGTATTAATGGTAGCAATCAATATATTTCGCCCCTAAAAATGGTCAATTGGGCAGACCATAGAGTTACAGGTTTTAGTGATACAGCAATAGATGGTG